TGTTGCGTTCCTGCTCCAGCTTCTGCCGAAGGTTAATAACGTTTGGGTGCCTGTTGATCTCTTCTTCAGATTCACCCTCGTGCTTGAGCTCAACTAGCAGCTCGCCTAGCTCTAGCTCCATTTCCTTGAGGTTCGCTCGGCCTTGATCCTTCGAGTGATAGATCAAGCTGTGAATGGTGGAGGCACCAGGACAGCCCTTGGTGCGCAACACGTGAGCGGCCTTGCCTGTGTAGGCCCCGAACAGGACGTTGCCCTCAATGCCTTCTGCGAAGTGCTTGGCCAACGTGGTCTTACCTGTACCAGCGTAGCCGAACAGACGGTACAGCTGCGTACCTCTGTCGTTCATCCAGTCGGCGACGTCGCTGAGTGCTTTGTCCTGTTCTGGTCCCCACTTCATTGGTTAGCTCCAGGCCGGAACGTTGCGCCAGCCCTTAGTGGCGTGCAGCTCCTTCGGCTTCATATTCGGCCGCAAGCCCTTCTTGATGATGTGCCTGCCGAACTGGCGAGGAGCGCCTCGCGTCCTGCGAATGCCTGCTTTGTCATCGAGGAAGCGCTCGTACTGTCTTTGAATGGACATTGGTTTCTCTCTGGTTTCTAATGATGAGGCTCCACAGCCTGGCCGAGTACTTTGGGCAAGTCCGGCAGGCTGTGCTACTAAGTTGACAGTGGGCTTAAGCTGCCAGCTTAGAAGGGAGCGTCCTCAGTGTTGCCAGAGCCAGTGTCGCCAGCCGCGTTCTGCGTCTCGAAGGCGGCCTTCGCCATGCCGGAGAGAACCATCGTGCGGAAGGACTTCGCCTCCTCGATCAGGCTCTTGTGCGCCTCGTTGTTCGGGATCAACGAAGACTTCCAGTCGGCCGCCACAGGAACGAACTTGGCATTGTAGTACGTGCCCTTCTCGTTCTTCTGCTTGTCGGTCTTCAGGATGGCGCGGTTGACGAACAGCGGAGGCTTGCCCTTCAGCATGAACAAGGAGGTCTTGAACTTGCGGAACGGCGTCAGCTTGGTCGACGTCAGCGACAACACGGCGAAGCCGGTCGGCGTGACAAAGTCGTCGTCGAGCGTCATGACGTAGCAGTACTCGGTCTCGATCAGCTCGTTGCCATTGGCGAGAATGATCTTACCGCGTTGGCCGTTCTGCTTGGACAGCTCGGCCTTCACCAGCTCGCTGTCCACGGCGTGTAGAGCAACGAAGCCGCCACCCTTATCACGAGGTGTCCACTCCACATAGGCGCGATCGTAGTGAACCGGAACGAACGGCTGACCCTTGTCGCCAGCGATCAGATCGTTGGTGACAGTGTTGATCAGCATGCCAGCCTTAGCACCTTCCACAGGGCTGTCGCCGTCGATCTGTGGCGAGTTGCTCTGCAGGATACCAATGAATGGTACCGAGAGGTCTTTGGCTGTCGTGCCTTCGAAGCCAACGCCAGCGTCAGCACCGTAGTTGTAGTCGCCGGCATTTGCCACTGCTGTGTTAGCGGCCGGAGCCACTGCTGTAGATGTACCTTTTGACATTTAGTCAGTCCTTCATCGTTAGCCCGCTGGGCGTACTCACCACTATCCAGGTGACGGAATTGCTTACTTGACCTCGATCACGCTGGAGCGCTTACGGAACACTCCGAAGGTGTCCATTGGGAAGTCCACACCAGCTTCCAGCTGGCCAGTGACGAAGCTGGACAACGTGGAGGGATGGACAGTGCGCTTGAGCTCAAACGCGAGCGGCCGTTTGCGCTTCTGAAGGTCTTTCAGAAACTTGTCAGCCCACTTCTCGTCGTCCTTGCCAAACTGAATTTTGAACTCGCGCTTGATCAAGTTGTCGTGCTCGTTCTCCTTCAGCCATTCAAACGCCTGGGCTTCAGTGGCTTTCGGAATGGAGCCGTGCACCTTCTCCTTGATCTTAATCTTGATGCCATCCTTGGTGGTGTACTCGGCCATTTCAGCCTTGTCCATCAAGTCAGGGATTTCCCGCTCGCTGATACGAGACAGCTCGGCCTTCGCTGTTGCCAAAGCCTCTTCCGCTTTGGCGACTTCGGCTTCCGCTCGCTTCTGGTCGAGCGCCAGACCGGACAGCTGGGCGAGAATGTTGTCGCCAGCGCCGCGACTGTCCTGCTTCAAATCGTCGTAGTTGTATTGGTCACTCACGTGGGTCGTTTCCTTTTCTTGCCTTTTCCTCTTTTGCGTCCTCCATCCCTGGTGCGCAATCACCAAATATGTTCTGGGCTTTCACAGGAATGTAGAGACGCTTCGCTCCTGACCACTGGAGCATGTTGACGTCTCCAGCGTTGTTGTCCGCTGCCACTGCGACTGCAAGCCCAATAAGGACAGGGGAGCCAACCAGCAGCAGGTAGTCCTCGTCGGTGAACATGGCGAGGCCCTTGCGCAGCTTCTGCTTGGCCTGTTCCAGCTTGAATGGTGAGTCGCCAGGGTCCAGCAGCTCCACGATCTCTCCGAACTGCTCGGCTGCAGCGAAGTCAAACTTGCTGTGCAGCTGGCCGGTCTTCGGGTCTACCGTCTTGGTGTCCTGAACTAGATAGACCGTCATTCAAATCCACTCCCTGAATTCATCGCCGGTTATTTGCGCGGCGATATCATAATGCTTCCTCAACGCTGAAATAATCTTCCCCGAAACGGTCGGCTTGCCTCCAGGAAGGAGGCCAACGAAGTCCAGGTAGTCTACGCTATACTTTTGACCATAGCGGTGAGCTCGGTCCTCAGCCTGCAAGCGTTCAATGAGCTTGAATGAGTTGCTGAAAAACATCATTGAACGGGCTTGGATCAGTGTCAGGCCGGTGCCACCCTTCTGTGGGTTGCCAATGAACCATTGAATGTCGCCGCGCTGGAAGGCTTCTTTGTTCAGCTCGCATTGGTCGTCGCTGACTGCGCCATCGTACCGAACAGCGCGGTGCGCGAGCTGCTCCATCAGCTGGTCGACGTCCTTGCGGAAGCGACACCAGATGATTCCTTGCGACGTCGAGTTTTTGGCCTGCTCAACCACGCAGTCCAGCAACGGGTTGTGATCACCAAGGAGGCGCGTCGGCTCCTCGTCATCGGTCTGCACGTAGCCGCAACAGATTTGATGGAGCCTCAGCATGCGAGTAATGGCCAGCGAGCCGTCGACCCTTGAGCCATCCTCAAACTCAGCCTCGTACTTGTCGGCCAGCTCCTGGTAGACGCGAGCCTGCTCCTTGTTCAGCTCGTAATACTGCTTGGAGAAAACCTTCGGCGGAAGGTCCAGCACGTCTTCCTTCAGCACTCGGTCGCTGGCTGTGGCTACGATCTTCTGCAGCTGGTCCAGGTTCACGTACTCGACCAGCTTGTCGTAGCCAGGATCGTATCCGTTCAGCTTCTTGCAATCGTCAGCGGTGAACCAAACGCCGAAGTGGCGCTTGAACACGTTGTAGTCCGAGAAGCCGTGCGGCTTCCAGAAGTTCTCATCCAGAAATTTCATCTGGGCGTAGATGTCGAAAGGACCACCGCCTCCGACAGGGGTGCCAGTGAGGATACGCTTCACTGACGCATAGCGACCGGAGGCCACAATGGACTTCGTGCGCTTCGCTCCAGGTGCCTTGATGTTTTGGCTTTCGTCGAGAACGTACATGCACTTACGTTGGCGCAGAAACTTCCACAGGAAGTTCTTGCCGTTCTTGGTCACCACGTTGTCGTAGCTGAAGAGCAGGATGGAAAGCCCCTTGTGCATCAAGAGAGTTTTCATCTTCGCCTTGAAGCCGACGTTGTTGCTCTTCTGGCTGTCCCAGAACTCGCAGCACACTTGGTTGTGCAGCCTCTTGGGCAGGTGCTTAGGCAGCTCGTCGCTCTTCCAGTTGCGGTGGACGCCATTGGGCGCGACCACAACCAGCGCGTTGATGTTCCCTGCCTCGTACTGGAACGCGCATGTATCAATGGTCGGCTTCGTCTTGCCAGTGCCCTGCTCCCATAGGACGGCGAACGCGGCCGTGGAGGCAGTCTCTCGGAACAGCCGCTGCTGGTGGCTGAGGGGAGTGGTCTCTGGAACGTACTCGGCTGGTGTCACTTGCTGGTCCTTTTCTAAACCGGCTGCATGTTTGGACGGAAGCCCAGGGACGGCGCAATCACGTACTCGACCTCCTCGACCTGCAAAATTCCCGCCTCCGAAGTCGAGCGCTAGAAAACCCTGCAGGAACAGGAGGGTACTCTACTTACTCTACTTACTTAGAAAGAAAGTAGAGAGAGGAAATTCCCTCCCCTCCGGCTCCAAAACCCTAGCAACCAAAACCGGCTGAGGAAGTCGAGTAAGTCGAGCGAAGTGGTGCAACCCCTTCCCTCCTTTGGGCTTTCCAGCGCTTATGTTCCGCGTTGGTTTTAAGGGTAGGTCGAGGAGGTCGAGCGCAGGGGCCTATTTCAGGCCGATGTGAGTGAGCCACCAGTCCTTCGTACCGATGGCGAAGATGCCGAGCGCCAGGGTGACCAGTGCCTTTACGATGGTTGTCCAGGTGACCCTAGTGGCCGCCTCGGTGGCCGCTCGCAGCCGACGGACGAAGGCGAGGTCGTCCACCACGTCCGTGTCGTTCAGCAGCTTGGCGACCTTCCTGAGTGCCTGGAACTCGGCCTGCGTCTGAATAGGGTCCGACGTGTCAATGCCCAGGGCAGTGAGCACCCGGATGGCAGTGGCCTCAGCGGCCTTCTGCGCCGCGCGCTCGGCGATGTGCTCGACGCTTTCTCGTATCTGCTGTTGCTGGTCGTGTTCAGACATTGGCCCCCGCCTATTTTCGAATGAATGCCTTGGCGATCATGGAAACAGCGCCTAGTCCACCGCCAATGTAAAACAGAGAGTTGATGATATCTATCTCCAAGGCGTCGAAAGGTTTCGGAAGCGGAGAGATATCCCAAGAGCCAACGATGTGGCCGAACAGCGGCATGCTGTCGAAAACTATTGCTGAAAAATGAAAGCCAACCGGAACAGTGAAGAACACCAGGGTGACCAGGATCGTTGGCCCCCACTTGCCCTCAATCCTTCGGCTCTCTAGCTTGATGTTGTTTGTTGCCTGGACACCCCTTAGATATTCGGTTCCCAGAGCAACACCAGCTGTGTTGTCCGCCGCGTGATTTTGCACGTCGGCATTCTGCCTGTTCTTGATAACGTCCGTCACACCATTGATCAGGCCGGACAGGTTTACACCCGTCAGCCAGCCTGCAATGGTCGTGAAGATTTTGAAGAACCACATTAGTGGTAATCCTCTTCGTGCGCGTGACGTTCACTGCTCCGAGCAGAAATGAAACGCAACGTGCCAAAGATGATCGGCAAATAGACAGTGAGTTTCGTAGCAGCATGCTCGCCAAGGAGTTGCTGCAGCAACGGCTGCAATGGAATTGTGTCGTAATAATCAGCTGCAGCGAGAGCAACAGTCACGATAATTGCCAACGACGCTTTCACGTTACCAGCTATCTGACTCCATCGCTCTCGCACTCTATTCATGATCATGAGAGAACCTCTGAGAGGTCAGGAAACGTGCTTCCCGCGAACATTATTCCAGAAAGTTACTAGCTCGGTTCTGTGTGTTACGACAAGATAAATCAGGCCTGCTGCACCTACTAGACCAGCCGCAATGAGCGCAGTCTTGAGAGCAACCATGCCGGCCGCCGCCATTGCGGAACCTGCTGCGCCAACGACGGCCGTGGCTGTCGTGGTCTTCTTGGTGCTGCCTCTCATGTCAATGTCACGAAGCAGCGAGCTGAAGGTGGCTGGGCCAACCTTGCCGTCGACCGTCAGGTCCACATGTGTCTTCTGGAACGCTCGTACCGCCTTCTCAGTTGCATCACCGAAGACTGCGGACTTGCTGTAGGCTGGAGGCAGCTTGCCCAAGCGAGCGAGGTAGCCGTTCAGCTCCAGCACTCGGTCACCCATATCACCCTTCACCAGAAGCCCAGGAGGGTTGGGTAGAGGGGCGCTAGCGATGCCGCTGGCCGGAGGAGGCAGCTGCTTCCGGGTCTCCAGGTCGAGCGGCCCTTGGTGGCCCTCTGGACCGTAGTCGCCCTTGCTGATCATGTCCCATTCACGCTTACGGCGACGGGTGAGGCCAGACAGCACCTTCCCCTTGGCCTTGTTCCAGCTGAGAATGCTGTTACGCGCGAGGTCGAGCTTGCCTTGAATGAGAGCCGTCGGCCACGTGGCTGGTCCGATCTTGCCTGTGTTGTAGTGGAATGAGACGCCAGCATCGAACACAGGCTGAGAGGTGTTCGGCATAGGTTTGAACCTCTTCCGGACGGCCGGTTCATATTGCGTCCGAATGCTCTCAACGAACAACGTCTCGGCCTGCTCGGCTGTGATGGTCAAGCCGCGCTTGATCTTGCCCAGCTTCGCCACCGCGTTGGCGTCGTAGTTGGTGTTGCCGTAGCCGATGGTCCAGACGCCAACAGCGTCCTGGTAGGCGCGCAAGGCGCGGCCTTCGAAACTCCTGATAACGTTCAGGCCCTTCTCGCTCGTCGTTTGCATAAAGTTCTCCTAGGTGTTGATGATAACGATTGGGTCGGGGTCGGTAGCAGGCCCCGTTACATCGTCTGTTGTGGCCAGCACCTCCACAACAATGCCAGTTATACGTGCGTTTGGCGGAGGTGAGTCCTCAAGGACTTCGACAACTACGCCAGTGACTTGGTTTCTCGCCATTACGTTGTCACCCGAATACCAACGTTCAGTGCGTTAACGGCTGCAGCCGTCCAAGCCGCTGTCGTTGCAGGGTCAGTTTCATATAGCTCTATGCCTACGCTGTATCCTGCTGCCATGGCTTTGTCTGTGCCAACGTCAGTTGTTGCTCCACTAACAAGCACCGGAGCGACCGTGCGGCTGGTCGCATCATCCTTTCTGCCTGCGAAGGCGACCTGAACAGCGTCGATCGTTGAAGGAGTGGTAGACAAATCTCCAAGCGTGTAGAGGTCTTCATCACCCACAGTGGAAGCGAACACATAGCTTGAGTCGCCGTCCATTTGCGGTTCATCAACACGAGCGTAGTTGTCTGTGCCTGTGTCTGCCGTCCAATCCTTCTGCGCAGTGTCAGCAGTTACATACAGCGTTTCTATCTTGCGCTCGCCGAGCCACGTTGCGCCGGACACCACGTAATAGTCGTCAATGAGCACTGCGTTGGTGCTGAAGGTTTCGATCTCGACGATATCAATGTCGGCGCTTCCTGAGTTGAGGCCAGTGGCGCTATCCTCCAGCGAGCCGTCCAAGTACAGGTTCACTGCGCCAGTTGAGGCATGGCGCGTGAACTCCATGCCGAAATAATGCCAGGTATTGTTCACGAGAGAGTTTGTCGTTTCAGCCAGGATATTTGTTGCTATGTCGCTGCCTCGCGTCAGCACCAATTTCTTGTCGCTACCTCGTATCCACAAAGTGCACTGAAGCGTGCTCCCAGAACCACTCTTCAAATACAATAGCTGCCGGTTCGAAGTACCGGCGGAGTTTATCTTAACGGCAAATCCCCACGACAAAGAAGCCAGCGCAGGCGACACAGGGTGTGTCATGCGGCATGTATCTCCGAAGGGATTGCTGAGCGCTCGCCCTCCGAAGCGCCCAGCCTGCGACGTATTGAAATTGTTGGCCGTGAACGTGTATCGCGTCGTCAACGGAACGTTGGTGTCGTAGTAATCAAAGCCGTCCATCCAAACGATGCCCATTACCGCGTTCCCTTGAAGTTCAGAGCGATCTCAGCGAGCGTCGCGTCTTGTGAGCCTGGAGCAGTGATCTCGAATACATCATTGACTGCAAAGGTCACCGGAGAAGCGAACGTTGCAACGCCAGTGGTTGAAGTTGTGAAGGCGATTGTGCCTATGGAAACACCGTTCTGCTTCAGCGTAAACGTGGCAGTGCCTGTCGAGGCTACTCCAGCTGTGAAGACAGAGCCGCTCAATCCGCTCGGAAGGTCGAATGAGCGGACAGCATTGAAGCGGAGCACGTTCGCTCCGGCAGTAGGCTTGGATTGCAAATAGATGCCAATGTCGAACGGGTCGCTCCCTCCAGCTCCTGCCGAGCCACCGATCTGGCTGAGGCCATTGGCTGTGCCGTCCGAGTAGAACCAGCTGGAAGTCCCTGGAGCCACGGCGAAGGATGCTGTGCCAATAACCACTGTGACGTCGGCCGTGTTGGCCGCATCTGCCTCCACAACGATGGCTCGTTTAACAGCTGGAAGCGTCACTTGCCTAGCGACGCTAGCGCCGCTCACCAGCAGCCGTACTGCACGGCGATAGTCGGCAGACGTGACTGTTGCGTTACCAGAGGTAACGTCGACGGCTAGGCTTTCCGTCAACGCGGCGTCGAGCTCACCACCTTTGTCGTTGATCGCAACGTCGGCGTTGTCCTGGCTCTCTGCGACCTGAGTCAGGTCAAGGTTATTCGACATTGATAGTCTCCTGCTTCGGATAGCCGCGTCCGAGCTCACCACGTTGATACACTTGCACCTCGACGGATGCAAGTGGTGGTGAGAAACCATCCGTGGTTTGATCAGCTGATGTGTAGGTGTAGGTCGGCGTGGTCAGACCATTCTGTGTTCGTACCACCACTCCGGCCGAAAGAATTTCGATGTCGTACAGCTCCGATGTCTCGCTGAGAGGAG